TGAGTAATATCATCATATTCATAGATTCTTGTATGACCAGAACTAGTACCATTACCATCATTATATATTGCTCCAATCGCAACGCGATCACCAGTCGAATTCATGCTAACACTATAACCACTATTATCACCAACAGCTTCACCGTCAATGTCTTGACCTAATTGAGACCACGTTCCATTACTATATTTATAGATTCTTGTATGACCAGAACTAGTACCATTACCATCATTACCTATAGCTCCAATTGCAACTCGATTACCGGCATCATTCATACTAACTCTGCGTCCACTTTGATCAAATTCAGCTTCACCGTCAATGTCTTGGCCTAATTGTAACCAGTTACGATTTTCAGCTATTGGTGTAGTAGCTACTTCGCCTGTAACTGTAATTCCACTCGTAGCATTTACTTGTGTTACGTCTTCACCTACTTGGAATATACCACTTCCAGAACCTAATGTCAATTGAGTACGAGTAGCAAATTTTGTCTCAAACCTATCTATTTCTTCGATGCCCGTATCAATTGCCTCATTACCATACTCAAATAATTCACAGGTGAGTTTAAATGTTGGAATGTTTGCTATTTGATAAAAAGGCGATTCATCTTCAACGAACGTAATTTGGAATAAACCGTTAACCAATGGAAAATAGATTAAATCGCCTTCTTGTGGACGAGTCTCTGGAGTAGGTTGGAATCTACCAACGAGTTCTTCCCAACGTCGATTTGAAAGAACCAACGTCATTGAATCTCGAACTTCTACACCAAACTTAGAAAGTAAATCTCCATCGCCTTCAAAGCCATCAGTGTTTTCAACATACATCTCAATTTGAAATGCTTCACCAAATTTACTTAATGCATCTTCATTAAAGATGGCATTCGTATTAACTATTGTGCGTGGAATATAGTATACGTCATGACCATAGATCTTAAGAGCCTCTATGGTAATATCTTCATAAAGTCTTTTCTCTGGGGTTGTTCCTTGACTAAAGTATACATTTCTTGGCATAACGCATTAACCGATAAAATCTAATGGTGGCATCTCGTGTTTCAACTGCATAGTTTCTTCGAGTTGTTGAATTTCTTCTTTAGCATCATCAAATATTTGACGGCCATTTAACGTTACACCACCTGGTAAAACCATTCCTTCAAACTTAATTAAGTTCAATCCCCATTGTCTTTTGAAAAGAGCAGTTGTATATTTTTTAATGAATGCATCATTATAAACATCAGTATAGACTTCTGGATCTATTGCTTCATAACCATCAAGAACGATATACTTATCTTTAACCTTTTTAAGAGTATCAGAATGAAAGTTGACACGATTTTTATGGCGTGACCATTCGATCATTTCATACATACCATTAATATTACGATCAATTAAAGACATATACTGTTTAGTCAATTCGTAATTAACGATTCCGCCATGCGCACCATTCAAATCAAAAATATCATTTAAATGAATTTGATAATCGACTGAAAATATACCAGCGTCTGTCTGTGAATTGCTTACACTAAAAACGTTATTAATAGAAAGCACGTTAGCGCCGTTGGGCACCTCAACATAACCATTGTCAATGTCTGTTTGAGTTACTTGGTGTTTACGTAAATTACGAACAATCGCATCACCGTGATATTCTTGATAATATTGAATAGCCTCATCGACACGATCTTCAAGCTGATCTTCATCTACGTTAATCTCGATCACGGGAGCTCCAAGAGCTCTTAAGCAATAATCAATTAACGATTGTCTTGTATTTGGTTTAGCCATAGTATCTATTTATATTAATAATTATGATTAATCGCTAAGTTATTAGTCAACGTATCTGTATCACCATCACCCCAATCAATCGCAACTGATCCAGTGAATCGAGATACAACTTGTATCTCTGTCCCCGGTGTCGGTATATCAAATGTCCAAAACTGATCGCGAGCCCATACTAATTCACTACCTGCTCGTATTTCAATAACTTGATCAGATCCAGCTTTTACATCGACTGCTTCGTATAAAATCATAATTGCTCTTCTTCGTATTCGTAGTCCTCGCTGGGAAGTGTTAAACCGTTCTCTTCAATGTATGCTAGAATCTCTTCCTCTGTATCAGCGATGAGCATTATATGAGGAGATGCAACATATGAGACGCATTGCATGGGATTCCCTATTACGATTTTTGTGTCAGCATTGTATATGACCCACCACTGCTCTGTCGTAGTACTGATGCCGTTTACTTCGTTTATGATTTGTAGTGCCATGATATTATAAAATTCCTACTGTCCAGTCCCTGTTGATTAACGCTACATAGTCGGGATTGGTGAATCCGCCCGTTGGCGAGGCGTTATTGCCGCCCATATAAAGAACACCATTTGATGCTCCTGCGAGATTGAATGCTGCCAATATGTCGTCCACAGTTGATTGACTCATGTTACAGTTTTGACTTTGAAATTCAAGTAAGCTGGCAGGCACTGCAAAGTTTGAAGCTACGGATATGCTCGTGTTACCGTTGCACAAAAAGTACGTCAAATTTGTTCCAGTTAGGGAAGGAATCTCTGCGGTTATACTGTTAAATGAGAAGTTAAAAATAGAGATCGCTGAATTGAAATTAAACCCCGTAGCAAAAGAAGTTAAATTATTGTTCTGGCACTTAAACTGTTGCAGTGCTGTGTTAGAACTCAAATCTGGAATTGAACCGGTCAGTAGGTTGTTGTTGCAAGTGAACTGCTTAAGGAGATTATTAGAACTCAAGTCTGGAATTGAACCAGTCAGTTGGTTGTTGTGCAGATAGACAAACTTCATCAGAGCATTAGAACTCAAATCTGGAATAGACCCAGACAATTGATTATTAGAACATTGAAATAGAGAAAGCAATGAGTTATTACTAATATCTGGGATAGAACCCACAAGATTATGACCTATTGCTATAAAGCGCTGTAGATTACCAAATCTACTCAAATTTTGTATTGATCCACCAAGTTTCTGAGTACTAATAGCACGAAAGTCCAAACTTGTTATATTAGTTGGATTTGTTAATGAAATCGAGGGCATGATTTTAAAGAGTTATAATATAAAGTGTATTAGGATCGGGTGTTTCGATAAGACCATAAGCACCTTGTGTAATTTTTACGATATTATCAAAATCTGAGCTTGAAGGCTTTGTATCTAATGCGGTATCAACTTCAGTTTTTGTGTAAGTTGTAGTTTGATCAGCCTTTAAATCTAGTGCATCTTGTGTTGCTGTACTAATTGGCTTATTAGCATCAGATGTATTATTTACATTATCAAGATTGAGTTGTGCTGCTGTAACACTATGTGGATTATTAGTATCACCAGTGTGTGTATCTAAATCTGTTTGACTTGCTTTTGTAGCAATACTATCTGTAATGCTTGTAGCAAAATTGGCATCATCGCCAAGTGCCGCGGCTAATTCGTTTAAAGTATCTAATGTTGCAGGCGCGCTATCTACTAAATTTGCTATATTAGCATCAACTTCTGTTTTAGTATACGTCGTACTCTGATCAGCCTTTAAATCTAGAGCACTCTGTGTAAGAGTGCTAATTGGTTTATCAGCATCAGATGTATTATCTACATTGCCCAATCCAACAGACTCCGCGGACACATCATTCAATGTTACGCTTTTTGCGACTATCCTAGCTGATGGATTTATTTGTGCGTTAATTGTAGCCGATTGATTTATTTGTGCGTTAATTGTTGTCATGTTAAGCAGTAGTTACGCGCGGCGTGACATCAATCTGTCCTTCAATAACCCGTGTTACTATTGCAGGACTATCACCAGAAAGTATTTCGATATCATACACATACCGACCTGGCTTTAACGCACCGGTTTGTGCTGCGGTTAAACTACAACTCAATTCACTATCTGAAACGTTAACAGAAATATTAAAATCAGCTGCAGTACTTGAGGTATATGATTTACGAATTTGACCTCGACTCGTATAATTAGTTAAATTAACAGAGCCAGTCGCACTGGTAAGATCAACACTAAAGTTAAAATCTGATCCTTGATCAATAAAAAGATTTGAGTAAGTTGCCATTATTCTTCTACACTTGGAAGTGGTACCTCTGCATATGTTAAACTATTGTCGACGATATAATCTTCTATTTCAGCATGAGTTCCAACAACTATTTTTTCAGGTGATGCAATTGTTGTAGAACCCTTTATTACACTATCAACTATTTCATTATTAGAATTTAAAATGATAGCAGATTTTGTAGCTGTTACACTAACACTATTAATTTCGTCTGTATATTCTTGAATAGCCATAATTAAAATCCTACTAATGAAAACCCTACAGTAGTTAATGCAGCCTTTGCATCAGTAATAAGAATAGTAGAGTGTTTACCTAATAAATACGAAGTCCCATATGCATTACCACGACCGTTGTTAACAGATACCTTTGGTGTTGCATAAGTTACTCCATTCACTGCAGTTGTTTTTGCCCAATTTGCAGGCTTACTTCCAAATGTATCGTAAAGTTGTGTTAATAAAATTAATTTGTGATCTTTTGATAAATTGCCAAATGCGTAATTAAAAATTCGAATACTTTCAGGTATCGCACCTTCAATACCATCTACAGTAGTAACTGCTTCATTCGCAAGCTCGCCAGGACCAAACCAACCACTACCTACGCTTACGCCATAATCTGCACTCTGTTTTGTAATATTAAACTCAGCTAAACTTGTATAGTTGCTCAAATCTGGAATCTTATGTGTATCTGATTTAAATAGTGCATTATTTCCTGCTCTAAAAACCTGTATTCCAGCTGGAAGAGTTGTAGGCAAATTTCCATCTAAATTATTTTCGTTGAAAAGAGCAATCGCGCAACTTGCACTTGCACTAAGATCAGGAACATTTCCAGTTAGCTTATTTTTTTGTAAATGTACAGTTGTAAATGACGTAATATGATCGTAGCTTTGGAACCCAATTAAATCTTGTAGATCGGCGTAAAAAGTTCTAATAACTCTAAAGTTCTTTAAATTAACAGTACCACCCAATTTAGGAGACGCATCTCCTAAGTTCATACTTACAATTAATTCTGGATTTGTGACTGATATACTTGGCATAATATTACGCTATTGCTACTACTTCCAATAATGGTTGTGAAAACTCATTAGTTCCCCCGCCGTCCCAATGATCCGTCAAATGAATAGCAGTTAGGTTACCACCACTATAAGTTCTAAACATAAGTTTAAGTTTTCTTTCACCTGTCCAATCAGATGCTAATAGTTGTCCATTGGCTAAAGCCGTTGCATTATTTTGTATGTTAAACTGAAATGTATTTCTTCCGCTATTATCTTTATAACCTCCAGTACTTCTAAAACCAGTAACTTCAGTAAATTGATTTGTACCAGTTCCAGTTTCAATGTAAGCTTTTACGTGAAAAAGCGCGTGGGAAGATTGGTCAGATGTAGTACAATTATATTTAAATACTATTGTATTCCAATTAGCAGGAGGTTGATAAGATATTTCTGAACCATAAACTTTATAAGTAGTAGTCATGTTCTCTCCCGCTGTTACATTAGGCCAAGTAAATGTTCTTGAACTACCATCAGATTTTGGTCGACCAGTTAATGTAGATCCATTACAAAAACTACTTAACATTTCAATTACTTGACCTGGTGCTTCAGTTAATGGATGTGAATCTACATAACTCTTAGTGGTTAAATGTGTATCTTCCGTAGGATCTGCAGCTGTAACATTGCCAGTTGCTGTAATATCGCCAGATGCTGTGATGTCAGTTGCACTTATATCTCCACCAGAAGAAATATTTCCAGTTGATGCGATTGTTCCAGTTACAGCAGTATTACCATTTACATCTAAAACTTCAGTAGGTGTTGTAGTATTAATACCAACTTTACCAGCACGATCAATCACCATGCGCTGTGAAAGACCTTGGCTATTATCAGTAGATCCATTAAGTGTTCCCGATGTTGCAAAAATTAATTCGCCATCATTATAAGTGCTTTCACCACTTGCACCTCCAGCACCAAGAGGACTTCTGGAATATATGCCCGCGGCCGCCGAACGGTGATCATCTCCATCACTTTCGCGCGAAGCAAATAAAATACTTGGAGAAAATGTTCCTTGGCCACCATTCGCGTTATATAAAACTATTCCGTGAGAATTAGGACCATCTGTTTCATCATCATTGACAGAAATAATAAGAGGAAATCTACTTTTGTTTAAAATATAGTTATCATTTCCATCAACATCAGATCCACTACCAAATGGATCGTACAATGAATGAGCCTGCAATCGTTTAATATAAAGACGTTGTCCTCCATTAGGAGTACCTGTATCCCATTCATCACCAATTAATAATTGATTTGTTCGCGCGGTTCCACCGATATGTAATATTTCAGCAGGAGTTGTTTCACCAATACCAATGTTACCATCTTGAAGAACTGTTAAAGCCTGAACTTCAGCACCACTATTATCTGCAAAAATTCCAAGCTCATGATTATTAGATCCAAGATATTTAATTCTAAATCCTTCTGCAGTAGTTGGAAAGGATAGGCCTGCAACGTCATCTGTTGTTTCGCCATCTGCATTATCTACTCTTAAAAGTGTAATATCACCACCGGCCGATCCACCAATTCGAATTGCGGTACCGTCGTCGTTTTGATTTAAACGGAGTGTATTATCAGTATTAGCAGAACTACCACCTAAATCAAGTAAAAATTCTGGAGATATAGTATTTAAACCGATATGATTATCAGCTTCATTAACAAAGATTTTTTGTCCACTATTATTATACGTGGAGTTAAGCTGCTCGATATTATTTGAATCGTTCTTAAAATAAAGTTTACCATCAGCGTAATTCAACGCCAATTCGCCTAGCTCCATTTCGGTCGCTATTGGTTGAGCACCTGGAGTTCCACTTCTTGTTAATTGTATTTGAGTTGCCATAAAAACTATTTATCCTATGCGTATGCTTTGAAAACCAATTTCCAGTTTGGACTTGATGCCCTAAACCCCACATTAGTTCCTGAGCCTGGTGCATATATGGGTCGGTCATAAGTGGATCTATATTTTATTTGAGTGCTATTAACGACAAGAGTAGAATACATTGAGCCCGTGTCTGAATCGCTTGTTACAATGATTTCATCACCAACAGACCACCCATTATCATCTGTTTTGCATCTATATACTGCTTGAACGATTTTAGGTATAGAAGATAACGAATGATTAACTATTACGGACGCGTCATTCGCGGCAGGAACATCAATTTCTTCGCTTTCAAAACTTTCAGTGAATAGAACATTGCTAACCGATGTATCTACATAATTCTTAGTAGTTAGATGATTTGATTGTGTGGGTTCACCACTCACAACTGTGATAGGCCCTTGAATTGTTGGCGAACTTTTAATAGAAACTTTATAGTTATTGTCTAATGCAATACTCGTATTATCGGGATCTATGTCTAACTGAATTGTTTCGTTAACAGGAGAAATAAGAGTTTGAGGCTCTCCTCCAAATGTAGTTGATTTAAGACCGCTGTTTGCGATATCAATTTTAAAATCTATTTTTGTATTCTTCTTTGCTTTAATATACCACTTAACCGTAATATAAGGCTGAACACGATTTGCAGCAGTGATGTTATGAGAGTGTGATGTAGTTGCACCACCCGTATATTGAACATTATTAACATCAGTTAAACCGGTTAAAGATGCATCGCCTGAGGCTCCACCAGCATATGTGGTAAACGCGTAATAATCATTATTAGTTGTTGTGGCATCAATATTTCCTGTATCAAAATGAATTCTATCAGTTAAGGTTACATCACTCGCATCAGCACCAAAAAGAGGACTATTTTTATAATCAGTTTTTTGAGCGGCGGTTAAAAGAGCATCATCAGATACCCACGGTGACCAGTGACGGTGAGCAGGAATTTGGTCTATAGTCAGAGTATGACCTGATGTAGAACGAGTATCGGTGCCTCCAGTTACGCCAAACGTTGTTGGGAAAGTAACACCCGTTCCTCCTGTACCAACAACGACTCTTCCGCTATAATCAGGAAGTCTAAATTCATTTGTGTTTTGAGGGTTTTCACCGTATATACAAGTATCGGTGCCATTTTTTAAAACATTGTACAGATCAGGATAAGTAGACTTACTCACATATCCACCTTCACATAACAAATAGTTAGGATCATTAGGATTGGCCGCAAGTGGAATAACACTACCAACTGGCATAACTTCTTCAAACACTGTGGTTGTTTGATTAAGTCCACCTGATAATTCAAAAATACTTGCTACGTTTTGCCAAGAAAGTGTACCATTCGTTTGTGCTACAAGAACAGCATTATTAATAGCAGGACTCGAAGGTACGTTATATGTTTTATCACCAAGAATTAAATTTGTTTTAGCTCGTACCTTTGCTGATGTTAGCTGAACGGATGAGTCAACTTCTTTATCGATATTTAATTTATTTCCTAAACTACTTAAGGTAGAATCTCCAATTAGAACATTTGAGGCAAAGGTTGTTGGTGAAGTAAATTGTAATGCAGTTGAAACAGATGTTGCTGAACCAGCTTGTGGAATATAAACCGTTGATAGGTTTGCAATATCAGTGTTAATCTTAGAAGTCAGTGTTGCATTGACGGAATCAAGTTCTACCTTAATACTATTAGTCTTTTTACGCCAAACATCGAAAGTATCGTCACCGATAATCCCGTTTCCAAAGTCCATGTAATCTGATTCTTGTATCGCCATAATTCTATTTATTCATTATCCCGCAGTCGCTGTGATATAAAGATTAGGAGGATTAAAACGACTAGCATTTCCAGCATCTCGATTATAAAAATTTCCAAACAGCGCTACTTCGTTATCTGTATTATCCTCGTTTCGAAAGCGAGTCCCTAATTGATAAGTTGTTCCTACCGGCCAATATATTTTACCTGCTGATGTATCTTGATCATTTGAGTTATCAACACACTCAATCGTGTATTTATGAATATACGATTGAGTATTAGTCGAACTATTCATACTAAGATTTTGTTGCTCGTTATCGAGTGTAATAAATCCAGACACATTCGTAGCAGGTAAGTCTGTGTTTTCATTATAAAAATCTGATTCATCGCGAGTATCAATCGAAGGCGTATGACTCCAAATATGATGGCCATCGAGCGCGCTAGCGGTATAAACAAATTCATATGTAATATATCTTACACCTTCTACTCTTGTATAAGGAAGAGCACCAAATATCTCTCCATTATTTGTGGGCACTCTTTCACTGATATTTCCTGCAGAATTACCTAAAGTTGGCATACTATAAGTTCCGGATAAAGTGGTTACTTGTCGTGCAGGTATAAGACCACAGACATTACCAAACGTTTCAATAACTTCACCTGGCCTATAATTCGTATCAACTAGTTTAAGTGCAAGGGTTTCGCTATCAAACTCAAAGTCTTCTGAATCAACATTCAATTCAATAGTATTGACTGAGCCAGATCCTAAAAGATTTGCTTGAGCAGCTGCACCGTTAATTAATATACCATTCGAAGGAGTAACGTTTTGTTGTACAATAGTCGATCCTTCAGCTTTAATGATATAATTTAAAACAATGAATGGCTGAACGATATTATGAGATTCATCACCACCAAAGGAACTACTTAAACCTAAATTAGGATCGTCAGTTGCTCCATGTAATGCATATTCAAAATTAGGATTGCCAGGCTGTATAGAGCCTAATTCTTGATAATTATAATAATGCTCAAGTGTATTAGTAGCCGAAAGTTCTCCTGTATTAGTAGAACCACCAGTAGCTATAAAGTGTTGGTGTGAAGGAGATTCTCCATCAGTCAACGTGTGTTGATATTCACCATGAAATGTTTGACCATTTGCACGGTACTCGCTTGAACCCAATACATTAAACTGCGCAGATAAATTCCTCACATCAGTATTAGTTCCTTTACCAACTGGAACTCGACCTCTTAAATCAGGAAGATTGAACGTAGTTGTACCATCACCTGCACCATAGTAATCTCCAATCTCCGCAAACAACTCAGGATATCCTTTTATTATATTTCCCTGATCGTCGACGGTTGTTTCGCGAGGAACAGCGCTTCCATCACAGATTAACCATTTTGAAGGAGGCGTTTCTGTTGTCCATTGAAGAACTGAACCAATAGGATTTGGATCTTCGATTAAGAAAGCTTCAACTGTCGCTTCAGACGCGGCTTCAGTTGCCCATGTAAGAGTATTCCCTGGAGCTGATTTTAAAATTTGTCCAGGTATTGGAGCTTGACTTGGCCAAGTATATTGAACACCTGCATATTTTGTTTTACCAGTTGGAAGATCTAAATTACTTGCTTTAAGTTCAGCACCAGCTTCATATAAGTCTACATCTTTATCAAAAAAGAATTTACTATTAGTTACATACAACTTACCATTTGCACCAACTTGAACAGCGTTTGCTAAATCGTCAGCAGCAGTGAATTTTACAAGACCTTCAAACTCTTTTTCTCCCGTAATATTATCACTCGATGAAAGAGTCATAATATTATTTTCACCGCCAGTTACACTCAATAAACGAGTGAGACGAGTATCAACCGAACCAATCAATGCTTTGTTTGCAATTGTTTCTCTTGCAACATCGTTTGTTTTCTTTCTCCAAGAATTAAATGTATCACTCGCAAGAACACCTGTTCCAATTTCTTCTACGTCAATTTCAGCGATAGGACTTGTGTATGAAATATAAAGTTCACTGCTATAAGATCCAGTTGGCGGGACCGCTGCTTCTTCCACCGCACCTGTAGTCGGCATATAGAAAGTAATATTCGGAGCTTCTTCAAACGTGTGTGGATGAGAAGTACCTGAAATATTTTCAGAAGCTGAGTTTGCTTCTGCTGCTGTTAAATACAAAGGATAGAAATATCCACTTTGTCCAAAAGTAGCACCCGAGTTGCTTGTTCCATTTATATAATATACTGCCATAGTTCTATTTATCTAATTTTTCAACAAGCTTTTCGACAAGACTTGTAAGATTATCAACTCTATTTTTTAAATCGTTAAATTCTTTTTCTTTATCTTTTCTTAATTTTCTTTTTGCTAATGCTGCACGATAACCGGCTGTATCATTTGAAAGTATTGCTTTTGTTTTTAAATCTCTCTCTAATTTATGATTATCTTTTACTAAAGGATTTTTCATTTTAAATTGTTGCAATTGCTCTTAGATCTTTAATTCTTGGTGCAAATGCAGGATCTTCTGATGTGAATACTATCTTCACTTGGAAAGATGTGAAAGGTTTTGTGTTTTCAAATATGTATTCAGCTTCATCAAACACTTCACCAGAATTGATTGTAAGTGGTAACTCAGGTTCAAGCTTTGTAAATACTACATCACGAATTCTTTCATCAGTTGATTTAACTCGAACATAAACACGAATTTCAGAATCGCTTGTAGGTTTATTTGCAAGTAAGAATATATTTAATTGGTCTGCAGCATTATTCAATTCAACTTCACGTGTAATGTAACGTGCAGTTGCATCACCATGAGTAGCTGCGAGTTCAGTATCTATCCCACTTGTATTAATTACAGCATCTGCTCGAGGAGGACTATCATTAGGATCAGCTTGCTTTGGCCCAATAGTATTTTGAATAGCCAATAAGGAAAGTCGATCTAAGTCAACTACTGGGCTTAGAAAATCACTTGAGCTTGTAAACTCAATATTTAATGCACCTTCTCCAGATGTGATATTACCATCTGTATCAGCAGCAGTAATACTTTTTACTTCTTCAAAATATTTGTCTTCACCGCTATTTAAGAGTATGTCTTCTGATCCAATTCTTAATGTATGTGTAAGAGTCGTTTGAGCAAAATTTAATTCTTCGCTTAATAAACGTAAAGTAGAGAAATCGAACGAATCGGTTTCACTGGTACCAAACAATGGATCTAAACGATATGTTGTGCCACTCAATCCACTAAATTGAGCACGATAAATCGTCATCTTAAAGTCTTTGTTTTGATCAGGTGTCCACGTTGAAGCGTTTTGTGATTTAAAGGAAACCCCTGCGTATGTATTCTTTGAAATTCTTGTGCCGGTAGTAACATCATCTCCACCAACTTCTGACATCCATAAACGATAATCAGGCGAATTAGACATTACAACGATTGCATATTCAATACCAGGTGAAAGATAAACTGGAGATTCGAATGTAAATCTGGTTGCTAATCTTGCTTTATCTGATATTGCTACACCCGATGTTGCAACATCATTTCCAGAAGAAGCTGGTGTTGAGGTCCCCGTTGATTCATACACTAACGCGTCACTTGCCTTTTTAACAACTTTAGAAAATGGTACCATTTTTTGTGTAGGTATACCATTTTCAACTGTAACTAAATGTATACTTAATGGAACATTATTAGATTTTTCTTTGAAGTATAAATCAATCTTAGTTGCAAATGTGCCAGTAGGTATATTACCAATAATAAACGATTGTGCAAGAGGATCGTAGTACTCTGTTTTAGTTTGAGTTGTTACGCCTTGACGAAATTGTTGCACTCGTTCATCAGTTGTTTGTAACTGAATTTGCTGAGTTGAAATAATCTGTGCTTCTTTATTTTGAAGTAAACCACTTGCCGCGTACGTTGTTTCGGCTGAAGTAGTTGTATTTGCTAAATCATTTGTACTTGAATCAGTAAGCTTAAACTTCCGTGTTCCTGTTCTAAATTTATACGTTTGATTATTAGGAATAACAAAGAATCCTTCAAGATCTCCATTCGTATCTGTTACCAATTCATTTCTGGCACCCAAAGCCGCAAATATCGCAGAAGCTTCTAAGTCAAAGGTAGATGTATCGACTGTGGTATTATCGTTATGTTTTACAAACGGTGTTTTAGTACAAAAATCACTTACATCAATTCCATCAAAGAAAGCATACACACGAGTATTTGGTTTAAGCAATTGCGCTTTAAAGTATACTCGGCGTGAACGAATAAACGGTATAAAGTTTATATCAACTACTCTATCACCAATATTTTGTTGAACAGTATTTACAATGGCTTCTTGCTTAATTCCTTCGCGGATTTCCGTAGTTTCAAATGTCTTGGTGACTTCACGAACTGGTAGATAACTCGCAAAACCCGCCTCTCGTTTTTCAGCGCTATTGCCTATTCCAAATAACACCTTAGAAGAGCTACTAAGTGTTTTACCAACACTGTGAGTTGACCAAGCTTCATCGAATGTTACAAGAGCATCACTTTCATTGAGTGTATTTGCAAGAGCATCAAGTCCACCATTGATATTCATCACAACATCTGGTCGACGATTTACTTCGATCCATTCATCACTGGCTGGTGATAATTCAATTGTACCATTCCAAGTTGCAAGGTCGTATGGATTTACACTAATATCAATACTAGCAGTATCCTGTGTAATTAAAGGAGTATCCGTAAATGGTAATGTAAGTAGTGTACCTCCTCCGCGCTGCGGCGCTCCGCCGTCTCCACGTGTAATCTCATTATCAGTTCCATCATAACCAGCAAAACGCAATCTCTTATTATTAATAGTGTACTGTGGTCTTAATATACCTTTCTGTGTATTAAATGCAACTTTTAATTTTGGATCTAAAACATCTGCAACTCCTTGAGTTTGAAAGCTATCGACAAGAATACCATTCTTAAATCGATCTCCATCGGCATCAAGAATTTGTTTACCATTTGCTTCTCGTTCAAGTAATGATAATGATGTATAGTATTCAAGATTTTCAATTCGCTTTTCAAGTCGACCAATATCACGCATCGTGTATCTACGATTATCGATGTAACGCAATTGAATGTCCTTTACTGTTCGTGTAAACGCTGGCACATAAATATCGTAAAGAGCCATTGAATCGCTTGGAATCACAGGAGCATCCGGCCGATTAGCAGGTTCTCCTTTAACTACACTATAATTATTTACGGTGTTTACCACGACTTTATCTATTCTTGAAAGATAATAGTTGAGTGTAACTTTAGTCGGTCCATTTGGATCAAGTGTAAATGAAGAAGTAGCATCATCTTTTGGTCTAAAGTCTAATACATCAGAAAGGTATATTCCTTTATATTGAGGAATGTCTTTATATGGGTATGTGTCGTATGAACTTACATCAAAAAAGTCTCCAGCACCATGATCAAAATACTTATATGTAACCTTTAAGCCCGTTACACCTGAACCAGTATATTTAATTCTACCAACTTTATATTGTCCATCGCGTTGTCCATTATCAAAGAGTTCATAATCACTTGATTGAATTGGAGCATTGGAACCATCAGTTACAGATGTGATCGAAATAATATCCCTTTGATCTAAATCAAGAATATCATTTGTAGCAACTGCGCCGGCCGTAACAACTTCTGCAGAAATAGTAGTTTCTGTTTTTGTTTTAGATGTTAAACCATTTGTTCCTATTGCGATTTTAGCCGATGCCACTACAGTAACTGTAGCCGAACTAAATGAACCGCTTAATTGAACTTCATTATTGTTTGTTCCTTGTAAAGTAACGCCAGTAACATCAATAACATTTCCATTACTTTGATCAATTACAATATAAGCACTAGGAGAATCATTATAAAATCTTCCTGCACTTTTTCCTGTTAAATCGCTAACTGTAAGAGTAAGAGAAGAAGCACCCGCACTAATTCCTGTTTTAGTACCACGAATAGTTACTTCTGATTCAAAGTTAGGACTACTTCCTCCTTTTTCAATTGCTGAAATAGTATTGTATGGAAGTGTAATAAAATTTTTATTATTTGCTGTTTCAAAAATAGGCGTTGGTTCAAATGTAGTCGTACCTGTTAATGTAAGTACAAAACCAGAAACACCTTCTGCGTTATTTCCACTTAAAGTTGTTGCATCCCTTGGAATATCCGCACTTAAATCATAAATATAAACTTTAAAAATAGTATTAGTTCCTAATCCACTTTTCTTTTCGATTGAACGAATTTTACAAGTTACAGAACCGGTTCCATTGAAAGTGTATGTTTCACTAGGATTTGTAAATTTTGGAACTTCAACAATACGACCTTCAATATAGTTACCAATCTTTGCTGCACCAAATGAAACTTCTGCTGCAGATAATTGTGTACGAGCTTTATCAACAGGAAGTTCAAGCGTTTCTTCAAGAGGTAAACGATACCCCTGAACATACGCAACTGAAGGTTCAATTGTTGTAATGTATTTTGATTCGTCTCCTCCATCAGCAGATAAAAATCTTCCACCATTTCCAGCAGCATCGTTTAAGTGTTCTCTAACAGAAACCTTAAAAGGATTGACGGTGTAATTACCGCTTTCTTCTGAAGTTCGTACTGCTAATTTAGTATCAAGTTGTGAGTACTCAGTGCGCGCCGGAGCAACGTATTGACTGATAGTAACATCTAACAAATCTAAATAATTAACTAAAGCTGAACCACTTGATGTCGCGGCTAAAACAGATGAATTATTTACAATGCTTGTAAGT